ATCAATATATACGGTATGTCAGTACCGCCACAATCTCGCCACATATGGAGCTGGCGCGATTTGCCGAAACCCCAAAAAGTGACCATAATCGTCTATTTATTGCTTAGAACGGCGCAATTACAATGGCTTGCGCTATGGTCACTTTTTACCTAAAAAGTGACCCATAAAGTGACCATAAGTGGCCGCGCCGTTGCCGAATCTGGCGCCGATCAACGCCAGGCGCGCCGATCAACGCCAGGCGCGCCGATCGGCGCCAGCTCGTGCGTAAAAGAGTTAGCTACAGTGCAAAAGATTGATTGACACTAATCGCCAAGCGTGCGACGGTTGGACATCGAAACGGGAGACGACGCAAATGCAGACCTATAATCAGCAGCACGATACCGTTGTAACCCACGTCTGGGAAACGTGGACCAAAAACGGTTTGGGTCTAGACGCAGACGAAAAGTTTCAGACGCTGCAAAGTGTTCAAGACGCGGCCACAAACGTTTACATAAAGAATATGCTGCCGCACAAATGGGCGGCGGCGACGATCGTGAGGCTAAACGGAAACGGATAGCGGAATTATCCTAGCCTATGAGCTGGCGCCTAGTGCGCCAGTCTTCATGCTGCACTGCAACATAAGACTGGGCTACATTAGAAAGCCCTAATTTAATAGCCGGGGGAGGGGGGGCCTTGCGAAAGGGCCTGCGTTTACGTAGCCCCAGCGAACATTTTTTATTTTCTTGCTGTGAGTTTTGTGCTACACATATTATTGCACGCAGGATATTTGTCGCGCAGCTAAGTAGGCTGTAGCTCAATGGTAGAGCACCGCTGTACTAGGTATGGCGGGGGTAGTCGGTTCGAATCCCTCCAGCTTCTTACTTGCGGCGTGCCGCGTGGCCCCGGCGATACGGGGCGCATCTTCCCAACCGCAATAAAATAGCCTACAGTGCGCGCATGACATGGCACACGCTCGCGTTTGAACCCCGCGCCGCGATCAAGGCGACCGAGAGCAGGCTTGACGCCATATATGAAGCCGCGCGCAAAGGTCTGAAGGGAGACACTCTGGCGCTGGCCGCTGGCCTGCTGCCCGTCGAGTACCGGCGGCTGGCCGAGTTTGACCCTCTGGTCGAAATGGCGGCGCAGAAGGGCCGCGCAGACGGCGAGATGGAGGTGAGCGGCTACCTGCACGCAGCCGCTGCCGCAGGCGACACGAAGGCCGCCGTAGACATCCTCAAGCACGTCCACGGCTGGGTGGCGCGTCAGGCGATTGACGTGACCATCGACCAGACGATCTCCGTCAAGCGGGCGCTGGAGATGGCGCAGCAGCGCGTCGATGACCTTTACATGATCGACGTGACACCGACGCCAGAGACAGCTATACAGGTGCTGGCGCACGCAGACCCTTCTGTAAAGGACGAGCCATGAACTACGATCCGATGTATGGCTACAACAAACTCAAAGGTATGATGGACAACCCGCAGTTTCGGCAGAACCCCGAGGCTATGCTGCGCTCGGTCCCGCCCGCAATGCTCAGCACCATAGTCGGCGCGTTGTTCCCGCAGGCCGGGCGGATGTTTAGCGGCGGAACGGGGCAGATGGGGCAACAGTTCCCCGACTTCATGTCGTTCTTCGGCCCATCGCAGGCGCAACAGCCGCCGGGCCAAAAGATAGGGTCAATGCCCGGCTACGAAGGCGCCAGGGTCCAAGGCCCGAACGATGGTTTAGCTCCGGGCAACTTTGGCAAGGAGTCAATGCCCGGCTACGAAGGCGCTCGAACCCAAGGCCCGAGCGATGGTTTAGCCCTAGGCCAAAAGATAGGGTCAATGCCCGGCTACGAAGGCGCTCGAACCCAAGGCCTAGGCGATGGTTTAGCCCCCGGCAACTTTGGCGGAAGGCCACGCGGTCTAGGCGGTCTAGGCGGTCTAGGCGGTCTAGGTGGTATGCGCAGCGGCAACGCGATGGCGCGTCAGTTTAACCGGCGCAGCAGCTACGGGGGCTAGCGCAACGTGCAGACCACAATCTACAACCCGCAGGACGAGACGGAACTGATGGCGCGGCTCTGGAGCCCCGCCCTAGCTGACGACCCGCTGAAGTTTGTCCTGTTCGTCTACCCGTGGGGGCAGGACAACACGCCGCTGGCGAACTTCGCGTCGCCGCGCAAGTGGCAGCGCAACATCCTGCGCAAGCTGACCGAACACATCAAGGCGAACAAGCCTCTCCAAGAGTTCAAGATGTTCCGGCACGCCACGTCCAGCGGGCGCGGCATCGGCAAGAGCGCCTTAGTCTCATGGATCGTCCATTGGATGATCTCGACGCGGATCGGCTCCACAACCATCGTCTCGGCCAACACCGAGAACCAGCTCAGCACGAAAACATGGCCGGAACTGACCAAATGGCTCGGCATGGCGGTCAACGCCCACTGGTTCGAGCCCAGCGCCACCCGCGTCGTACCAGCCAAGTGGCTCACCGAGGCCGTCAAGCGCGATTTGAACCGCGACACACGCCTCTGGGCGGCGCAGGCGCAGCTCTGGAGCGCCGAGAACCCCGACGCCTACGCCGGAACGCATAATTTCGACGGTGTTTTGCTTGTGTTTGACGAAGCCAGCGGCATCGACGACACAATTTGGGCCGTCAGCGCCGGATTTTTTACTGAAAACACGCCGCACCGCTTCTGGTTGGCGTTTTCCAACCCGAGGCGCAATTCCGGCTATTTTTACGAATGTTTTCACTCCAAACGCGAGTTCTGGCAGACCGAAGTCGTCGATGCGCGCACGGTCGAAGGCACCGACAAGCAGGCGTACCAGCAGATCATCGACGAATACGGCCCCGACAGCCACCAGGCGCACGTCGAGGTCTTCGGGGAGTTCCCCAGCGCCTCGGACGGGCAGTTTATCAGCGCCAGTCTAGTGCAGGACGCCATGTCGCGGCCGGCGTACAAGGATGAGAGCGCCCCCATCGTCATCGGCGTCGATCCGGCGCGGTTCGGCAGCGACAGCACCGTCATCGCCATACGGCAGGGGCGCGACATCACCGCCATCCGCAAGTTCAAGGGCGCGGACACAATGGAGGTCGTCGGGCACGTCATCGGCGTCATCGAGGAGTTCAAGCCTGCGCTGGTCGTCATCGACGAGGGCGGGCTGGGCGCGGGCGTCGTGGATCGGCTCAAGGAGCAACGCTACAAAATCCGAGGCGTCAACTTCGGCAACAAAAGCAAGCAGCCGATTATGTGGGGCAACATGCGGGCGCAGATGTGGGGGGATATGCGCGAATGGCTCAGGACAGCGCATCTGCCGACAGACAGGTTGCTGAAAACGGACCTGACCGGGCCGCTCCAGCAGCCCGACAGCCGGGGCACGCTGTTCCTCGAAAGCAAGAAGAACATGAAGAAGCGCGGGCTGGCGAGCCCCGACGCCGCCGACGCTATCGCCGTCACCTTCGCGTTCCCCGTAGCACATAGAGAAGCACACGTTGACCGAACGCGCAGGCAAGCGTATGCTCCCAGTTCCGTTTCGACATCCTGGATGGGTTCCTGATGGCTGGTAAGGCGTCCGACCAGAAAGACATGCTGGCGACCATGCGTGACCGCATGACCATCGCCATTTCCGCGTACTCCGACAGCCGCGCGGACGAACTTGACGATCTCAAGTTTATGGCCGGCAATCCTGATAACCAGTATCAATGGCCTGCCGATGTGCTTGGCACTCGTGGCGCCGTACAAGGCCAAACAATCAACGCCCGGCCATGCCTGACCATTAATAAGCTGCCCCAGCACGTCCGGCAGGTGACGAATGAGCAACGACAGAACCGACCCACCGGCAAGGTCATTCCCGCAGACGACAACGCCGACGTTGAAGTTGCAGAAATATTCAATGGTGTTGTCCGACACATCGAGTACTTGTCCGACGCCGATGTGGCGTATGACACCGCCTGCGACAACCAGGTTACCTTCGGAGAAGGCTATATCCGCATCCTCACCGAGTACGCTCGGGAAGACAGCTTCGATCAGGACATCAAGATAGGCCGCGTCCGCAACTCGTTCTCGGTCTACATGGACCCAATGATCCAAGACCCCTGCGGCTCCGACGCCCGGTGGTGTTTTATTACGCAGGACATGACCAAAGACGAGTACGAGCGGATGTTCCCGGACGCGGACCCGATTTCGACGCTCTCCAGCGGCGGCGTTGGCGACGCCACGTTCGGGCAATGGGTCAGCCAAGAAAGCATTCGCGTCGCGGAATATTTCTATTGCGACTACAAGAAGGCCACGCTCAACCTCTACCCCGGCAATATCTCGGCCATGAAGGGCACGCCTCAAGACGCGGCCATGATGCAGATGTTTGGCCAGCCGATCAAGACCCGCGAAGTTGACCAAAAGAAAGTCAAGTGGGTCAAGACCAACGGCTACGAAGTGCTGGAGGAGCAGGATTGGGCGGGCAAGTACATCCCGGTCGTGCGCGTTGTGGGCAACGAATTTGAGATAGACGGGCAAATCCAAGTGTCCGGGCTGGTGCGCAACGCCAAGGACGCGCAGCGCATGTACAATTATTGGGTGAGCCAAGAGGCCGAGATGCTGGCCTTGGCGCCCAAGGCCCCGTTTATCGGTTACGGTGGGCAGTTCGAAGGTTACGAGAACCAGTGGAAGACTGCCAACACGACCAACTGGCCCTATCTGGAGGTCAACCCGAACGTGACGGACGGCGCGGGCAGACCCGTGCCGCTGCCCCAGCGCGCGGCCCCGCCAATGGTGCAGCAGGGCATCATCCACGCCAAGATGGGCGCGTCGGACGACATCAAGGCCACCACCGGGCAGTACGACTCCAGCCTCGGGGCGCAGTCGAACGAGCGGTCGGGTCGGGCCATTCTGGCGCGTGAAAGGCAGGGAGACACGGGCACCTACCACTACGTGGACAACCTGTCGCGCGCGGTTCGTTACGTGACGCGGCAGCTTGTGGACCTGATCCCCAAGATTTACGACACCGAGCGCGTCGCCCGCATCGTCGGGCTCGACGGCGAGGTCAGCATGGTCAAGATGAACCCGCAGCAGCCCGAGCCTGTCAAGGAGATCAAGGACGAAAGCGGGTTTTTGATTGAGAAAATTTACAACCCCACCATCGGCCTCTACGACGTGTGCGTCACCACCGGCCCCGGCTACATGACCAAGCGGCAGGAGGCGCTGGACGCCATGTCCATGTTGCTGCAGTCCAACCCGGACCTGTGGAAGGTCGCTGGCGACCTGTTCATCAAGAACATGGACTGGCCGGGCGCGCAGGAAATGGCGGCGCGGTTTGCGCGGATTATTGACCCGAAGGTCATGGAAGGCGACGACCAGTCACCCGAAATGCAGGCGGCCAAGCAGCAGCTTGACGTGCTGACCAAGGAACTGAACCAAGTCGTCGGGATGCTCCAGAAGGTCGAGCAGTCGATGGAAGCGCAGGGGCTTCAGATCAAGGCATACGACGCGGAGACGAAACGGATCAGCGCCGTACAGGCGGGCATGACGCCCGAGCAGATACAGGACATCGTGATGGGCACGATCGCCGCGGCGATGGACACGGGCGACCTTGTGGGCGGCAACCAGCCTATGCAGGAGATGCCGGGCATGGAGATGGGCGAGCCTCCGGGGCCGGAAGGCATGGAGCCTACGGGTGAAATGGCTATGATGGGAATGGAGGCTCAGCAATGAGCTGCGAGAAATTCATCGGCAAGCTGTTTCTGGCCCGCGACGTGGCCCATTCGGTCCATCTCAGCACGCGCTCGTTCGCCAAACACTCGGCGCTCAACACGTTCTACGACGGCATTATTGACCTTGCGGACGCCTTTGCAGAGGCTTATCAGGGTAAATATGGTCTGATCGGGCCAATCGTCCGTATGACGACGCCCAGAAGCGACAATATCGTCAAATTCCTTGAGTCGCAGGTCGAGGATATTGACAAGATCCGATTTGAGGTGGTCGATAAGGATTGCACACCGTTGCAGAACTTGATCGACGAAATCCTCGCTTTGTACTATTCTACCCTCTACAAACTGAAATTCCTTGCGTGAGGCACTGACATGGAACTTCTGAACCCCCTTTACGGCAGCCAGTTTCCGGCTCAGTCGGTCGCGTACACCGGCACGGCGGGCTCAACGGGCACATGGCCCCCAGGCCCGCAGGGCGTGGTCGTGTGGTCCGATCAGCCATGCTACATCATTGTCGGCGAAGGCGTTACAGCCACCACGTCAAACGGTGTGCCGCTGCCAGCCAACACGCCGGTTCCCTTCACGGTGCCGGGCGGCACTGGGGCGTTGTGGCGCGTCAGCGCCATCCAAGTCAACGCGGGCGGCACGCTCTACGCGAAGCCGATCAACATCCGATGAGTTTTGGCGTCCCCATCCGTAATGGCTTAGGGCTAGGCCTTTTGGCGTCAACGTCGCTGGCGACGGCAGACGGTCAATTTAATCCCAGCTCCTTGTTCGCATCTGGCGCTCCGGGCTTTCTGATTGACGCCACGCTTTTCAATCTCTCGTCGCTGTTTCAGGATAGCGCGGGGACGACACCAGTCACGGCAATCGAGCAGCCTGTGGGGCGCGCTCTTGATACGTCAGGCGGCGGCAACCATTTTGTTCAAACCACCTCCGCCGCTCGCCCCACGTTGAGCGCGCGGGTAAATTTGCTTCTTGCCACCGCAACGCTATCAACGCAAAGCGTTACGACAGTTGCGGCAACTTATACGTTAGCCTTCTCTGGCGCGGGCTCAATTACTCTCTCAGGAACTGCTATCGGGGTCTACACAGCCGGTACATACTCCGTCGTTTGCACAGCCGGAACATTGACACTAACTGTTTTAAGCACTGTAACGACGGCAGACCTTCGCGCAGCTAACGACGGCGTAGGCTTGCCAGCGTATCAAGCAGTTGTTACATCCTCAAACTACGATACGACGGACTTCCCGCTGTATTTAAACTACGATGGCGTGGATGACTCCCTTGCTTCGCAGGCAACGGTAAATTTATCAACGACGGCTCAGGTAAGCGTATTTGTAGGCGCGCGAAAACTCGTCCTTGATGCAACATTCCAAGCTATTTTAGAGCATTCTTCAAACCCTAACATAAACGACGGTTCGTTTTCGTTGAGTGCAAGCACTACTACAGGCGATGCGGCACGTAGAACTTGGTGCGGTGTGTTGACCAATACCGGTTCCTTAATAGGCGCTGCGGCTATTTTTGCTGCTCCAGACACACGGGCTCTTTCGTTGCTTCTAGATACAACACAAGCAACAGCGGCCACCAAATTGCAGCTTAAGTTAAACGCTGTATTGCAGACGTTAACTTTTAGTGGATCGTCAACAGGAACGGCCAATTTTGGCAATTTTACCTCTTATATTGGGCGCCGTGGCAGCGCCACAAACCCTTTTAACGGGCGCACATACTTCCCAATCGTTGTTCTTGGCCGCACGGCCACGGCAACAGAGATTGCAAACATGGAGAGCTTCATCAACACGCGGAATGGAATATACTGATGGACATTTTCCGCACGCTCATTGTTCCCGACGCCTTTGTTGAACTTGCCCGCCAGATTGCTGCATCTTTCGGGCAGGGCGGCGCAGGTATGTGGACCTCGCCGCTGTCTGCTAACGGCAAAGAACCAGCCAAATACTGGATTTCAACTGGTTACGTCCCGCCGGAATACGAATATCTCATTCCATGCCAGACATGGAAGCAGGGCAAAGATGGCGTGTGGATTATAACCGGCAGTGCGCCGGGGGATCCTGTGGCGGTTTACACTACCGCAACATCACAAGGTGTAAAATGCACGCAAGCCGACGTTGACGCGTTGTTTGCTGCATCTGATGTAACGACGCAAGAGCCGTTTACAGCTATGGGCCGACTTGGCGTGCAGATCATCAACCCCCCTGACATTTGACATCTAGCTTTAGCTTACGTATTCTACCGAGCACTCTACTGGTGGAGGTCACCAGGTCCGAAAGGAAACCCTAAATGGCTGACGAAGCCCTCGAAGTCCTAGCGGACACAACCGCGCCAGAACCGAATGTCACGGCGACACCGGACCCTGTAGTTACCCAGCCGGAAGGACAAGACCCGGAGCCTGCAAAAACTTTCTCGCAAGAGGATTTGGACGCGGCAATCGGTAAGCGCCTTGCAAGAGAACAGCGGAAATGGGAACGAGAGCAAGCCCAACGGTTTGCGGATGTTCAGGCGAGGCAACAGCC